CTCCTCGTCAGGTTTTGGTGGTTGTTTTTTACCATTAATTGGCGCAATTGCGATTTCTAATTCATTTGAATCTTCTAGATTGCCTGAACCGACATCAAATGCCCATCGACATCTACCAATAAATGGCGCATAAGCTTCATTACTTTTATTTATCATTGTTGAAACTGATAACACTTTAAATGCTTCTATTGGTTTGTCATTTGTATTATTTACATTCGCCAATTTATTTGCAAGGTCACGTGCTGTTCTAAACTTTTTAGATATTATAGCATTTTTTACTTTTGTAACGTCTGAAACATTATCTAAGCGAACACGCCACTTTGTACAACCTTCATTCGGGAGATCAACTATAACAGTAAATTCCGTATCAGATACATTGTCGCCACTATGATCAGACTTATCGTAGCCTGATTCAGCTGTATCTGATTTATTATCTGATCGCGTAGTGTTATTTTTTGTGTGCAATATACCGGTATCGTCTTCATAAAATCTAGTTCTACTTAAACGTGAAAATGCCTCAAATAATGAGTAATTATAGCTTTCACTAGAAGACTTTTCACCATCAGCATTATTAGAATTATCTACTGGTTTATCAGTATTTTGTTCAGTATTATTTTCTTTATTCTGTGAGTCAGTGTCAGGTATAGGATTATTTGTATCTTTAATAAATACTTTACCGCTATTCATTACTGCTTTTGATGGGCCGTTTAAAAACATTGCCATTAAAAAATCATCGTCATCTTTAAGAGAGAAAACTTCTTTATATGATGCTGGAATTGCTACCATTATATTACCTCGTATATTTATGTGATACTAAACTAATATAATATTGATATATAAATTTGTCCTAGTAGTATATTACTAGGACATTATATTAATGAATATATTTTATTTTTTCCAAAGAAAATTCTTTTTTAACTGTTTAATATCAGAATAATCTATATCAATGTAGCTACAATCACAATTCTCTAGAGTCCCGATAGATTCCATACCTAATAGTGTTTTAATAAGACCTATTCTTTTCTTAAATAGTTCAATTCTGTACTCATCGATAGTGTTTTTAGTATATATAAAATATATATTCTGATTATTATAAGTAGTATCTGTGCGACAAACTCTTCCACATAATTGTACTAGCTTCCCGCATGAAAATGGAAGATGGAAGCATATAATGTTGTTTGCCCTTTGAAGATTACGACTTTGTGATGCAGCCTGTGAACACAGTACGATTTCTTTTAATCCTAAATTAGACTCAATCTTTGATCTATCACTCTCTTTCTCAGCGCCAGTAAGTCTATACATCTTATTAAACCCAATATCATCTTTGTGCTCTAATAAGATTCTCTCAGCTAGTTCTAATGAATCTATATACTCAAAATAAATAAGAGTAGATTCATTTCTATTCATTACAGATTTAACTGTTGAAAGCATGACCTTTAATTTATTAGGTATAAAATCTTTACTTATTTCTTGTAAAGAACTATCAGAAAAATCGCAAATTCTCTGTAAATCATGTAATCTAGCACCAAAATCTTTTGCATCATCTGCAGGATTACTTAAATCATCATCTTTTTTCTTTGATTTCTTTTTTACTTTTTCAGGATGATATAGAATATCAAAAAATCCCTTTGCTGCCATCGCATATAATTTTTCACATTCTTTATCAAGATCACAATCAAGGAAATTAAAGTTTACATTATAATGTATGCAGCCCTTAATAATAAGTTTATCAAGAATACCATTTAATTCTTCCATATTTTGGAAACCTGTAATTTCTATAATTTTTCTCTGAATTACAGCACCAAAACGATTTTTCATTCTTATGACACGTTCCTGTGTAATACAATAGCGAGCTCTGAACTTAAACCATGACTGAAATACTCTTGGGTATACGAAATGCAACACATTGAATAATCCCTCAATATCATTCAATAGCGGAGTTGCTGTCATTGCAATAATTTTCTTACAATAGCATCTAACTTCCCATGCAGCACTAGCAAATACAGACTTTGGATTTTGTAATGAGTGTGCTTCATCAATAACAAGATGGCATGTATTTGTACTAGCAAGAGCAACTAAATCTTCAACATATTTATTTGCAACTGAATTCTCTACAATAATATATCTTCTGCTTGATAAATCTTCATATTTAAATGTTTTTCCAGCAGTAACAAATATATATTCACTCTCTGGAATTTCCATCTTTGTAGATAATTCTTTTTTAAATGCAGCCCTTGCGGATTTTGGAATAAATAAAATACATTTATCTTTATTATCTTTGAACAAATGATTTTTAACAAAGTCTAAAATACATAAAGTTTTCCCTGTTCCAGGGCTTAATGCTAAAATTGCGGCATTCATTTTAGACATTCTTTCTATTGAGCTTTCTTGCAAATCCGATAATTTATAATTAATGCTCATTCTAATAAACCTAAAATGCTTTTATTTTGTGAAATAAAATCATCAAATGAAAATTGTAACCAATATGAATTTTTTCTATATTCACGAAGTATTTTCAAAAAAGATTTCTTTGGTAAAGAGCCGCCTATCTCAAGATATTTATTATATTGATCATTGCGAAATTTAATGCCAGCTTGACGCGATTCACGTAATTTTTTCTTAGATTCTTCACTAAAATGATGACCTTTAAATGGGCTTGGTTTACCATACAATGGGTGTAATTCACCACGTCCATAAACCTCCAATAATTATAATGTGTTTAATCTTTCTATCTTTAATTTGAGAAAATCGCTTATTATAACTTGCTCTCTATCATAATCGCAGGTAAGATTATCTTCGATGATATTTAACTTCATGATATCAAAATTGACTTTGAATTTATCATACGCGGCTATTAGCTTATCAACCCACTTTTTCTCAGAGTCTTTTAGAAAATCTTTAACATAATTTAATTGATATATTGATGGACATTCACCATTATAGTCTAACTGCTTTACAATATATGCCGCTAATTTCTTTGGAAATCTAGCTACTGGTGGATATAATGTATCGCTTATATCACCTGTAATTGCTCTAAAAATTGGTAATTTATTAGGTTCTATTTCAAAAAATTTATCAGAATATTCAAACTTATATGATTCTTCTGTGATAATTAAATTTTTACCATTATCAATTACAACATCGTTTGATAATGCCTGAAATATATCTTTATCACCTGATATAATCTTTTTTCTGCCATCTAACGTCTTTGATAAAGTATATATGATTTCATCAGATTCATAGTTATTATTATAACAAACTTTTATTTTGTCATTATGAAGTAGGCTTACAAATGTTGGAAGAGCTTCATAAACGCTTCTGTGCATTTCTTTATTACGGTCTTTTTTATAACTTTCACCTAAAATTCTGCGGCCTTTATGACTTGCTCCATCGAGACACAAGAACAAATCTGAATCCTTTCTAGTTAATAAAGACTCAATCCTCTTACATAAGAAATGTATTTCAGGATATTCTGACCATACCTTTGAACAGCTGAAAAAGCCTCTATATAAAATCCAGCTTGTATCACATAAATAATGTATCATATATAATCCTATATTTCAATTACAGACGGTTCATAGGTAACCCGATAATCTTCATCTAAAATAGATACATTTTTAATATTAGTGATCTTTCCATTATTAAGAATAACCTGTATAAGATTATGATCACCAGTATGAATATGTCCACAAATATTTAATTTTATATTTGATCTAAGAATTTCATTACGAAGATCTACAGATCCAAGTTCTTTATTAAATTTTTTAACAAGTCCAACATTACCAAATCTTGGTGGTTGGTGTGTAATAAGAATATCAGTATCATCATCAAATTCATATATTTGATTATATTGCTTTGAAAATGCCCACCCATTTTGTGATTCACTATTTGGATTTCCATAGAGCTTTAATCCGTCTATAATAACACTATCATGACAAAGATAATGAACTCTATCGTCTATCTTATGACGAGTGAGAATCTTATGTAGATCTTCTTTAAAGAATGTATAAGTACAAGCAAGGTCATGATTCCCTGGAATAACAATAATATGATTTGTCTTAAGTGTCTTCATCCAAGGTATGTATCTCGTGTCCCACCAATTAAGCACGGACATATAATCGTGTTGACAATATAACGGTGACCAATCTCCAGCAATTATCACTACGTCGCATTGCTCTTTTATAAATTTTAAATTCCCATGCTGATCTGAAAGTGCAATGATTTTCATATAAGCCTCAAACAAAATAAAAGGATATAGAAATTTCTATATCCTTTATATACAGCTTATAATTTATTTTTGTAAACTATTTTACGCGACTTTCAAAATAACGGTCTACTGATAAGCTAAGTGTAATTGTCTGTGCTTCACTTGAATCGAATGAAAATTCACTTACCTGACCAAACCCTTTCGGCCATACACCCTGAAGATCCCATTTACGAATAATAGATGCATCTGGTGAATACATATAAAGTGTACCGCTTGTTTTATATGCACTAACGAGACCCATTAATTTTGTATTACGATCAAATACTTTATTAAACCAAGCCTGCATTAAATTAACCTGGTCCTGTCCAATAGTGTCATATACAGTAATATCTAGATCTTCAAACTGCGGAGCTGCAGCGACTTTTACTGTATCGTTACCATGTTTTAACTGAATTGGCTCAGCACTTACTTTTGGTGCGCCAATTGATTTAACAGATAATCTAATATGCTCTGAAGCGGTAGCGCCATCAACGTCTAGTTGTAATTTGGCTAAGTCAAGTACAACTTCAAAATGATTTGAACGCTGAACTTCAAAATTTCCAGAAGCGCTTGCAAAATGGGCAGCATCGCCATATTGCTGACCGGCTAATGTACCAACATTTGTTGCCATATTATCCTCCAAATATAATTATATATTTATATAGTAAAGTCTAATGTAATACTTTTTGCAAATCCATAGAATAAAAGATCAATTGTGATATAAACTGTTTTTGTTGGTATATCTGTAGTATAATTTATATTATATTTATGTAAATTACCACGTGTTATAAATTGATCAAGCATCTCATATTTAATATAATTTATTATTGATTCTATAATAAATACTGTATTTAAAACAAACTTTTGTGTCTCTAAATATTCACGTATTAAACGCCGTAAATAAACAAATGTTCGCGATATATGACTATATTGTAAATTAGGTGACTTAGATAATGACTTATTTCCATAAACTGATGGAGCGCCTGAATCAAATAGCACTACTGAATTACATTTAACATCAACTAGCTGTTCAGCAAGTTCTTCGTTAATTGAGTCTTTAATAGTAGTGTTTGCGATATTCAGTTTATCAAGACTATTTGCAATATATTGTGTGCTGTTAATAAGTAGATTATAAAATGTAAGTACAGCTGTCGAGTAATAAATTTTTACTGGTCTATGATATCTAAGGGTACTTATAATAGTATCGCTTATATAACCAAAATACAAATCACAATTGAAATTATCGCCAGTACTCACATATTCAGAAACTGAATATTGCGTTTCGTCAGTTATAACATTTTTTTCTTTATTTAATAAATAGTTGTATACTGTATTTGCTGTTTTATCTATTGTATTAATAAATAGATATGTATCGCAATCATTATTAAACATACTTAGTAATGATTCTTGTATATGTACATAACCACTATAATTTAAATCTTCTAACCTAGAATAAGCAGTATATTCAATTTGTGATTCAGTAGATTTTAATGTTGTACTGCTATAAAGCCTGCCTAAACATAGTATATGCGGCTTTGGAAAAACTTTACTAATATTTATTATCGCCTGCTCATAATATGCAATAGCCGTAGAATTTAATTCATAAGTTTCATCATCACATTGTACGAGCTGTAAACAATAGTCGTAATCATCACTATTAATTTTGTACCAATAATGATCTTGCTCAATTCTCTTATCAAGTATGCCTTCATTATATGGGTTATTATCTTGATTTGTAATTTTATTACTTTTTATATATTTTTCATATGATAAAACATACGAGTCATATTCAATATGAACCTTTTTGTTTAGTACAAAAGCTTTAATTAAAGCTTTATTGTCACAATAACTGTGTATAACCTTTAATTCAAAGCCGTCACTAGCTAACTGTTTAATAAAATCAGTATCAGTATAAATAATGTTTTCGTCAATTATTTCACCATCTTTATCAAATAGTGAATTCTCTAGTTCAGTAAGTTTTATTTCATAATGAATGCTATTATACCAATCTGCATCATTTAGTTTAAATGAATTAAAATATGATTTTTTAGTATGCTTGTCTAAAATATAGCAGTGTACATAAATGTCTAATTTATTTATTCCATCAAAAGTATATTCTATAATTGGCTGGCAAAATTTAATATCAGATTTTAATTTATAGCCAACGGTATCATATCGTTTATCAAAGCTTTGCTCATCAACAAACATAAATTCAGTATAGCCATTATATGATATGTCAAATTCATCATCATTATCTTTCATATCATATATAGATGAAATCCAAACTGGAATATCTCTAGCTACTAAATCATATGCAAGTATTAAATCGGCATAGTTTTTTGGATCAATGTATGGATCCCCAAAATATTTAATCAGCTCGTCTCTAGTTGAAACTCTTCGGCACCAGTTTATACATTCATTATCTTCTTTTGATGTACTATTAAGTGTCTTGGGCGTTCTACAAATTATG